AACTGGACATCGATTTTGTCGCTTGTGTCACAACGCGGCATCTGCGAAACGTAATCCTCAATACCTCAAAGACTATAACACTAAGAGGAAAGTAGCCGGATGGAAGCGTAATTATAAATCGGAATCCGGGTATGCTTTGTTGGTTGAGCGTGCGACCCTCTGGAACAAAGAAAACAAAGATCGTCGTAGGAAACAACCTTGTAATCGTGTCGAGCGTATCCGCGAATTGAAGTACGGTTTGACACCCGAGCGATACAAGACGATGTATGACGGACAAGGTGGGATGTGTGCCTTGCAATTTTGTGGGCGACCTATTCAGGGGGTTGATCATTGTCACGTCACAAATTGGGTTCGTGGTCTTTTGTGTCGGCGTTGTAATGCGGCTCTTGGGTTGTTGAATGAAAATCCTATGTTGATGATTAAAGCCGCCGAGTACGTCACTAATGCACGAATTGCGTATGAGATTGCGAGGATGAAATGAACGGCTGTCAATACACCCAGAAGAGGTTCTCCGCACCCGCCAGTTGGCACACTGACCAGATCACGTGGGATTATGCTTTCCTGACGAAGAGAGAATTCATTGAGAAGTGGGGGGAGACGTTGTATGCGTACACCAAGGACTCTTCGAGGGGCACTCGACCAAATCCAGCAGTTGCTGACTAAGCAACCGTACAGTGCCAATTTATGGGAAGTATTGAGTGCCATAAGAGGGCCCGATTCCCGCAATAAACGGCTTAAGCACGCAACAACAACCATCATTCGAACTGCAGCCTTCCCCAAAAGACCTTGCGAGGAACGAAGTTTCTATGGTGACGATTCCGCGAAGAAAGCGGAGATTCGCAAACGACTCTTCAAGAACAAAGAAGATAACAACCATTTCCGCGAGCACGTACGGGATGCGTTTAGTTCACTTGGCTTGTCACTGTTTGAGGAGAACGTATGCAGCAAGTAATCCCAAAGCTGTACGTAGGCTCTGACGCGGATGTACTCGAAGCGAAGCGTCGAGGATACGCACGTCTTACCGCCGCAAAGGATGGTCCTGATGGTCATCGAGAGATTCTCGGGTACACGACTCGTTCTGCGCCAAAGGGGCCTAACTATTTGTTCGCCACAGATGAGGGTGGTAACCACGCCGCAATGAACCTCATTGACGTGGATGATCCGCAATTCATCCCCGAAGAAATGATTCTCAAAGGTATTGCATTCGCGCAAGAGATGTGGAAGGAAGGTAAGACTATACTGATACACTGCAACGCGGGCCATTCTCGCGGGCCGACAACGGCAATGCTGTTCTTGCGGTCTATCGGTGAGTTGCCGCAACCTTTCAATCGCGCACGAAAGATTTATAAGGCGCTATATCCGCCGTTCGACCCCGGTCACGGAATGGAATACATCGCCCGAAAGTTGTGGGACGAGATCGCACCGAAAGGTTAGTATGCCAAAGCAACAGAATCCATTTGATGAGGGGAATTCGCCTTTCACTGGAGCGTTTTCTGCTCCGCTCGCAAAGGCAACCCCGCCGCAAGAGAATCCTAATCGAGTCAGTAAGACGAATATGTTAGGCCAGAAAGCCGACATAATGACTCCCGTGGATCGAATGGTAAAACCGCTTGCCAGTTTCAAGCATGGCACAGATTACGTTCCGAAGACGGGCGTTTACAAGTTGCATGAAGGTGAAGCGGTCAAGACCGCAGAGGAAAATAAAATGGACCCCATGGCATTAGTTCCGGGCCGCTCGGAAGAGAAGCCCAAGAAGGTAGTTCACGAAATTCGAACGCGTAAGGCGAAGACGGGTGGATTCATCCACGAACATCACCACACACACCCGGAGCATCACAAGATGGAGGAGCATGCTTCTCCAAACATGAAGTCCGCGATGACCCACCTGAACGACCACATGGGTGACGGGTCTAGCGCGAGCGATGTGATGGCCGACGCAACACCAGCGGCACCCGCCGCAGGAGCACCAGCAGCAGGAGCACCCGCCGCTCCCGCAGTATAGGAGACATTATGGCATTTAACCAAGCAGGCGAAAAACGCGCAGGCGACCCCTGTTACGCTGATTACGAGGAAAATCCGGTTGGCGTAAGCGGCAGAGTATCCGCAGGCACAAAACGCGCAGGCGACACCGAGATAGAAGGACAAGGCAGGCCCGGAGCAGCGGGCGAGCATGACCCCGGTGGGAAATGGATTGGTAAGGCAATTAAGCACCCCGGTGCCCTCCATGCTCAGTTAGGCGTCCCAGCAGGAAAGAAAATTCCCGCAGGCAAGTTGGCTAAGGCCGCATCAGGCAGTATGGGGCCGTTGGCGGCAAAGCGAGCCAATCTAGCAAAGACGCTAAAGAAATTCTAGTCGAGGAGAGGTATGAAAGTCGAAACGTTGCAGGAGTGGTTCATTAAGCATAAGAGCGATACGAACTATCAGCATCGTGATATGCCAATGGACACATTCGACCATAATGCCCTCGCCGCTTTTACCAAGATGAAGAATGAACACCAGCAGCGGGTGATGAATGTTTGTCGGGCCTATAAAGTAGTCGTCGATGAACAGCCCGAAACACTGACTTGGATGCTGCGATATCGTTTCATGGCGCAAACAAACCTATTCGCACTTTGTCATCTTCTGGAAAAGTACAAAGATGTTTCTGACAAGACATATACGTGGATTGACGGTACAACACACGATACCCATCAGGGCATCTGCAACGAATTCTTCGTACGAAAAGACCCGACGATCAAGACCTTCAAAATGTTTGCACAAAATTATGTAGATCACAAAGAGCGTTTACTCTTAGTACCCAGAGGCGGGTTCAAAAGTAGTATCGACATGGCTGATACCGTCCAGTACATCATCTGCTGGCCGGAAGTCACCATCATGATTCTGACAGGCGTGTTGAAACTGGCACAAGATTTTGTGGGTGAAATCAAAGGCTTCTTCAAACTAGCAGATGGGACGATGGAAAACGTCAACCTGTTCGAGACGAAGAAAGCTATTAAGCCTGTCACTTTGGATGACGATACGCCGTTTATGTTTCAGGTTTTATTCCCTGAGCACTGCATCGACAAAGATGCGGGCACGCTCCAAGAATTTCAAACCCCTGCCGTTTCCCAGACTGAGAAGGAATGTACGGTGTGGGCGGCATCTATCGACCAGAACCTTTCTGGTTGGCACGTCGGCGTCATGAAGTTGGATGACGTTGTGACTAACGAAAATAGCAGAACTGTTGATCGCATCATTAACATCAATAAGCAAGTCAGCATCAACCAAGCCATGCTTCACCCGTACGGCTTCTATGACAAAATCGGAACGTGGTATGACTCCGAAGATACATACGGCCAAGACATGAAGCACATCAAGGTGTGCGAGAAGAACGGCGACCCAATCAACATGAAAGTTTATCTTCGTCCTTGCTGGTGGCCGAATGCCGCCGCAGTGAAGGCAGGTAAAGTTGAGAGTGAGCTAGTCGAGAGTGATTATGAACTTTGGTTCAACGTTCCCGGCCAGCTAACTTATGCCTTCCTTCGTTCGAAGATGCATGATCCCGAAGGTTTCGCAATCAAGTATTTGAACGACCCAACGAAAGCCCACACGGTGAAATTCCCGCGTGAACTTCTCGAACGGCGAACGATTCACTCCAATCTACTCCCGCCATCAGGACTGGTTGTCACCTGTATCGACACGGCCTACTCAACGAAGAGTTGGGCGGATTACACCGTTATGATAACTGCCCTCATTTATGGCGGCAGGTTCTACATCATAGACATGGCCCGTGGAAAGTGGAATGAATTTGAACTGCCAGTGAAGATCGCGTCCGTGGCGAATCAATGGCGACCTACCCGCATCTGTATCGAAGAGTCTGTCGGCGTCAAATGGCTCGGCAAAGAAATTTACAGGGAGATGGATAAGTTGCGTGTACGCGTACCAATTGAATTCGTCCCATTAGGAAAAGGAAGCAAGGCTACTGCGAAAGATCAGAAGGCGAAGCCTGTTCTTAGATATCTAGGAGATGAGCGATTGTTGTTCGCCAATCAGATGGTCGGACTCGAAGAACTGTACGTCGAACTCTCCAACTTCGGAACCGCAGCGGGCACACATGATGACATCGTGAGTGCACTCTCGATTCTAGTTGACCAATTCTCAGCTTACGCAGATATGGAAGGCAAGAAGCAGGAAGCCTCGCCGGACTTCGTAATCAGTTCTCAACAGAAACAGCAGTACGATCACATCTACGGCAAGGGTACTTATGAGAAGTGTTTCAAACAGCACGCTCTCAATGCAGCCCTCGCAAACCCCGACATGTCAACGCAGGATGCTGTGAAGGCTGAACAATCCGCCGCAGGAGCCTATAGTGATCCGCTAGAGGACGCAGGGCTGTACAATTGACAAGATCGGCCAAATGTGATAGGATAAATCATGCACATATATGCGGTCACAAACACGGCGAACGGCAAAATTTACATAGGCCAGCATTCGGGCGACGATTTGCCAGCATATCTTGCCCGTAATATTCGAGCGGCCTTGGCTGGCCGAGGGAACAAGCTATTCCTCTATCGTGCCATTCGTAAATATGGTGCAGAGGCGTTTGTGATACGTTCTTTAGTATGTCCGTGCGATAAAGAACAGATGGATATGATGGAGAAGTTTTTCATCCGAACTCTCGAAACTCAAAATGATTCTATCGGGTATAATATAACCGCAGGTGGGGGTGGACGACTCGGGACAAAGCGACCCCATACCCAAGCAGAAAAAGATCACATGAGTTTAGTTATGAAAGACCGAGTTGTTACGTGGGGCGATAAAATCGCTGCATCACAGGCGGGACGAAAATTCACACCTGAACACATAGCAGCTTTGAAATTGGGACAAACGGGCTGTAAGAAGTCCCGCTCACAAGAACACTGCGAAAAGATTCGAGAGAATAAGAAGCGGTGGTGGGCTGAAAGAAAAGCTATGGGAGGCTCATGCCAGACCAAGTAGGCGACACACAACTAATACCCGATGGCAATCCGAACGCTCCGATAGTGGGTGCGAATTTTAATACGGATGGTTCCATCAAAGCTGGGCCAGACATGTCTACGGAGTTAGCCATCGTAGTACAGTCCGCACAAGCGGCTCGGGATTTTCTTCTTAACAAACAGTAAACTATAAACTCTGCTGTTTTAAAACCCACTCTGATTGACTTGGAAGCTGAGATGCCAACAAGGCGGAAGCGGAATATCGCACCGTGAACGACTAAGCGAGAGGGGACACCGAAGGGTGTTATGCGATAGTCTGAACATACGGGAATACAACTGTATGAGAGAAATCCGAAGAGGTTTCTCCCGCCGCAAGGTGAGTAACAATTTTGGGAATCTACTATGGCGAGACGCGGATTTGCTATTCCAAGCACCGCGACCTATGACGGTTTACGAGAATACCTTAACATAACGGGGGCATCTTACTGAAAAGTAAGAATGCGAATCTTCTTTAATTAAGCTGAACCCTGAAACGGGAACAGACTGCAAGCAGCGAAAGCGGGCAGCAGTAGAGACTAAACAAGAAGACATCCTTTGGGATGATGCGATAGTCCGATCATTACGGGAATGAAACCGTAAGAGGTTGCCAGAAATGAGCAATCCCGCCGAAAGGCGAGTAACATATTGACGTACTCGAACCTAATGTGCAGCGATTTACCGTTGCGAAAATCTGTAATTCTGTCGTGCCGCAGTTATACAAGGGCATGTTCTACGATGATCCACCAATGATTCTTCGTCCGCGACCCGGCGTTAAGCAGGAGATTACGGACGCGAAGACCGCTTTGTTCTCATACATACTCGACAAGAGTAAGTTCAAGACAGAGACGAAGTGGGGACTCGAAACGATGGCCCATCTGGGCACAGGCATCTGGAAGTGGGGTTACGACTGGACAGAGATTACAACGTCCAAGCGTCACGCCGCTGTTCTTACGGTTAAGACCGGCCCAGATAATGCCCCAGAAATCCATCAAATTCCCGAAGATAAACCGCCCCACATTGAGTACACGACTAAATCCGTACCAATGCCTTTCTTTGAACACCGTCCTTTGGATGCAGTGCTTGTCGATCCCAAGTTAACCGTCGCAGATATCCGCGAAGCACGGTGGGCTGTTGACGTTCGTGCCATGGACTTCTATGAGGTCAATGCTTTGAAAGAAGCGTTGGAACTGGAAGCGAAGGATAATCCAGAAGTCATGGATGGCTGGACTTTCCCTGCGAATCTCAAAGATATGTGGGCAGTGCAATCACCGTCTGCACCAAATCAAATGGTTGAGCAAGCATTGTACATGAAAGGTGCAGTCCATCATGCTCAAGATTCCAACGTAGGTCACACGCCTAATCCGCTGATGACCAAGCTGGAAGTGCTTGAGTATTGGGACGCAACGCAAAAGATCATCGTCCTCAAGGGCGAGAAGGTATTATACAGGGGCGATAACGAATTTAAACGTTTGCCGTTCCTTTCTGCAAACTGGTGGAACCGACCGAAAGCGTTTTACGGAATGGGTCTGGGTCTCATCGTTGGACAGAATCAGCGTGTCGATCAGGGTACGATCAACGCGATTCTCAAAATTTTGTCTTTCGGCGTCAACCCGATCTATGTCAAGAAACGCGACGGAAATAATTTCACCCAGATGGTAAAGACTGGCATCGGCAAAGTAATGACCGTTGACGGGGAAGTGGACAAAGCGTTTCGACTCATGGAAACTCCGAAGGTGCCTTCCGATGTTTGGCAAGCACTGCGGGAAAGTGAGACGGCGACTGAATCGTCATCTGGTGCAGATCAGCAGTTAGTGCAGGGAAGTTCCGCAGGGCCACGATCCAGCATGGGCCGCACATCTGGTGGTGCAGCAATTCAGGCATCAGCAAGTGCAACTCGGTTAGACGGGCCTCTCGACAATTTCATCGAGCAAGTCTTCAAACCATGGTTGTATATCATGGATGAACTCGTGTACAAGAAAATGTCGGATGCTACCATCCTTCATATTCTGGGCGAAGTTCTTGGTAAGCCATTAACGAAAGCCATCGGCATGCAGGAGTATTGGGATGCCACTATGGACTTCGAAGTTCTCGCGGGTGCGTCAATGTCCGCGAAACGTACGATGGCTCAGTCGATGACGATGCTCACGCAGTTCCTCGATAATCCGCAGTTGCAGGATGCTCTATCAAAACAGAAGAAGAAAATTGACTTCCTCACCATTTTCAGAATGTGGATGGAAGCGAGCGAGTGGAAGAACGGTAATGACATTGTGGTCGATATGACTCCCGAAGAAATAGCGGAGCAGAAAGCCAACAGTCCTGCCGCAATAAATGCTGCGAAGATGCAGCAATCCAATCAAAGTGCACAGCAGAAGTTCGAGCAGAAACAAGAAATGGAAGAC